ACAAACCAATTAGGACCGATGTCTACACAAGCAATGCAAGATGCAGGTTTAGGCGAGTCACAAAATTTAAACAGAATTCAAGAGTTAGCCGGTTTAAGATAATCGGCTAACCATTTGAAAATATTGTCAAAAAAATAGTTGACAAGATAAATAACATTGTGTAGTATAGTAATTGTGCTGCACACTAAAGGCACATAGAACATAGGCAATATAAGGAGGCATAACTATGGCATCATTAGCAGAAATTAGAGCAAAGCTCAAAGAACAAGAAAATCGTTCAAGCGGTGGCAACACAGGCGGCGATAACGCAATTTACCCATTTTGGAATATGAAAGAAGGCGATCAGGCAACCCTGCGCTTCTTGCCTGACGGCGATGATTCAAACACTTTCTTTTGGAAAGAGCGTTTGATGATTAAACTTCCATTTGCTGGTGTAAAAGGCGAAACTGACTCACGTCCAGTACAAGTACAAGTACCATGCATGGAAATGTATGGCGAATCTTGCCCAATCTTGCAAGAAGTACGTGGCTGGTTTAAAGATCCAAGTTTAGAAGATATGGGTCGTAAGTATTGGAAGAAACGTAGTTATATCTTCCAAGGTTTTGTTGTAGATGATCCATTGAAAGAAGATTCACAACCAGAAAATCCTATTCGTAGATTTATTATTGGTCCGCAAATCTTCCAACTAATCAAAGCAGCACTAATGGACCCAGATATGGAAGAACTGCCAACAGATTATACTGCTGGTGTAGACTTCCGTCTTGCTAAAGGTTCAAAAGGTGGTTATGCAGATTACGGCGCAAGTAATTGGGCACGTAGAGAGCGTCCACTAGGTGATGCAGAGATGGCAGCAGTGAACACACACGGGTTGTTTAATCTAAATGATTTCCTTCCTAAAAAGCCAGGCGAAGTAGAACTTAAAGTTCTTACTGAAATGTTTGAAGCAAGTGTTGACGGTGAAGCATATGATGCAGAGCGTTGGAGTAATTACTTCCGTCCTGCAGGTATGGCAGCACGTACAGGTGATCCAAACACAGCACCTGCTCCGACACCTGCTCCACAACCAGCAGCACCTGCACCTGCACCAGCAGCAGTTGAAGATGATATTCCTTTTAAATCAAATGAGGAAGTAGCAGCTGAAGCAGCACCAGCAGAAAACGCCGGCGGCGGCGCACAAGACATCCTAGCGATGATTCGTGCTCGTCAAGGACAATAATAGAAAGGGCTTCGGCCCTTTCCTTTGCTTTTTAGAATAGGAGATATGTATGGCTACTAAAGCATTCGATCCTTCAAAGTTTCGAAACTCATTAACAAAATCTATTAAAGGTATGAGTGCAGGCTTTAATGATCCACAAGATTGGATCAGCACAGGCAACTATGCACTTAACTATCTGCTAAGTGGTGATTTCCGCAAAGGTATTCCGCTAGGTAAAGTAAGCGTGTTTGCAGGCGAATCAGGCGCAGGCAAGTCTTACATTGTGTCTGGTAATATTGTAAAGTCAGCACAAGAGCAAGACATCTTTGTGGTGCTTATTGACTCAGAAAACGCACTAGATCAAACATGGCTAGAAGCATTAGGTGTTGACTGCGATGACAGCAAACTACTAAAACTTAACATGGCAATGATTGACGATGTTGCTAAAACTATTAGCACATTTATGGATGATTATAAATCAATGAACGAAGAAGATCGTCCTAAAGTATTGTTTGTTGTTGACTCATTAGGTATGCTTATGTCACCAACTGAAGTAAATCAGTTTGAAGCAGGTGATATGAAGGGTGATATGGGTCGTAAGGCAAAAGCACTGAAGGCATTGGTTACTAACTGCGTAAATATGTTTGGTAGTTACAATGTTGGTATGTGTGTTACTAACCACACTTATGCATCGCAGGATATGTTTGATCCAGATGATAAGATTTCAGGTGGTAGTGGCTTTGTGTATGCAAGTTCAATGGTTGTAGCAATGAAAAAGCTGAAACTAAAAGAAGATGCAGACGGCAACAAAACATCACAAGTACACGGTATTAGAGCAGCGTGTAAGGTTATGAAAACACGTTACGCTAAACCGTTTGAAGCAGTACAAGTGAAGATTCCTTATGAAACAGGAATGGATCCATATTCAGGCATGTTTGATTTGCTTGAAGCAAAAGGACTGCTTGAAAAACAAGGTAATCGCTACAAGTATGTTGATAGCGAAGGAAATGAAACACTAGAATATCGTAAAAACTGGACAGGTGAACTACTCGAAATGATTATGGCCGATTTACCGGCAAAAGAAGCACAAATGGTAAATATCGCTAACGCAACCGACGAAGAAGTTGTGATTGATCATAACGAGGAGTTAGCTGAGAATGAATGAAGAATTTGTTTCTGATCTATGGAACTTGTTTAAAGAATATTTGGATAAAAAGCATATTGAATTAGCAGCAGAAAGATATGTAGATACTCTTATTGATTACGGAGTTTCGGATATTCAGTTGCAAGAAATGTTAGGCGGTGATAAAACACTTGATGCTGCAATTCAATATTACTTAGAGTTAGACGACGATAACGATGACGACGATTGGGATGAATAATGGGTTGGTACAGCCAAGTAAGCAGAGATATATCACAAATTCCTTCTGCTATACAATACTTTGAAACTGAACTAGTTCAAGCAAAACAAGAATGTAAGTTACACGGTAATGTTGAAAAACAAGCATCAATGATGCCAGGTATTGTCGAGCATAGATTTAATCAGTTACAAGAAATTGAAGCCATATTAGAATTCTTAAACATTGAACTGCGTAAACTACGCAGTTCTTTTTTCAAAAAATATCTTGAAAATTATCAAAGAGCATTATCAAGCCGAGATGTAGAAAAGTATGTTGATGGCGAACAAGATGTATGTGATTATGAAAAAATTATAAACGAATTTGCACTTATGCGTAACAAATGGTTAGGTGTGTTAAAAGCACTAGATCAGAAACAATGGCAGATAACTAATATTGTAAAACTAAGAGTAGCAGGTATGGAAGATGCAAGTTTATAAATAACTTACGGAGTATAAAATATATATGGGAAAATATCGTGTTTCTGGGGTACTTAATCCAACAGAAAGTATTAAAGCAAGTAACATTACTAAATGGCACAAAGGTGATAGAGTTGACTATTGGCCAAAAGATATGATGGCTGAAAATAATGTTAACGGAGTGTTAAATGAATTGTTTTCTGCATACGGACCTCCAAAACCTATTTTTAGACCACAAGATAAAGTTTTGACTATGGGAAGTTGCTTTGCATTACGCATTAGAGAATGGATGGAAAAGAACGGAAGAGGCACAGAAGCACTTTTTATTCCAGAAGGATTAAACAATAGTTTTGCAGTAAGACAATTTATAGAATGGGCATTAACAGGTAATCGTAGTCACGATGCTTATTGGTATGATGAATTAGCAGACGGTGTAGGTAAATGGGAATCTCCTGAAGAGCAAGAACAAATAAAAAAACATTTTATCAATCACAACGGATTTGTTATTACTTTTGGTTTAGCAGAAGTTTGGAAAGACAAAGAAACCGGAGGCGTATTTTGGAGAGGTGTGCCTAATGATATGTTTGATCCCAACAAACACGAATCTGTTGTTAGTACCGTAGAAGAAAATATTGCAAATATAAAAACAATTGTTGAGTTGTTAAGAAAATACTGCGGCAATAAACCTATTATTATTACACTAAGTCCTGTACCACTTAATGCTACATTTCAAGAAAGACCATGTGTAGTTAGTGATTGTGTAAGCAAAAGTATATTACGTGTTTCAATAGACGAAGCATTAAGAAACATTAATGATAAAAATGTATATTACTGGCCTAGTTTTGAATATGTTAAATGGATTCCTAGCCATATGCCAATTGTAACATTTGGTGGCAAAAAAGGAAAGAAAATTACTGATAGTAGACATGTAGCAGAGACTGCTGTATCAAACATTATTAGTAATTTTGCTAAAAAGTTTTTTATATAAGGTGTAAGAAATGGATACTGATCTCCTTTATGGTTGGCATGTATTACAAGGTGATAGTACTCTAGAGAGAGCTTTTAATAAATCTAAAATTTCAACTATTTTAGATTATCAAAAAGATCAATTAGATACAGCAATATCTTTTTGTAAAAACTTTAGACATACTATTGACATTGGAGCCAATTATGGACTAATGTCGGCTAATATGTCTAATATATTTAAAAAAGTTTCTGCATTTGAAATAGTTCCTGAAATTAATGCTTGCTTTAAAATGAATGCAAAAAAATTTAATTTACAAAATGTAGAAATATATGACTGCGGATTAGGCGACAAAAAAGAAAAAGTTTCTATAAATTTTAATCCTAAAAGTACCTTTTCAACTCATATTAGTACAAATCAAGAAAATACTACCAAGGTAAAAATTTCTACATTAGATTCATTTAATTTTACAAATGTAGATTTTATTAAAATTGATGCAGAAGGGTTTGAACCTTTTATTATCAAAGGTGGTTTAAAAACAATTTTAAAATATAAACCTGTAATTCTTTATGAAAGAAAAGGACATGAAAAAAGATATGGATTTCAAAAAAATTCAGTACTAGATATTTTATCTCGCCATGGATATACAGAGTTAGCTAATATAGGAAGCAAAAATGCTTTGATAGGTGTGAAATGAAAAAAGTATTTGAATACTGGATGCCAGATACAGATGAACACTTTGAAAGATTAATTGCAAAAAGAGTTAAAAATGGTGGCCCGCCGCAGTATCAAGATGATGTAAGAGATGAAGCATACAAGTATGTAAGTGACTTTAACATTGCAGTTGACATAGGTGCTAATGTTGGTCTGTGGTCTAAACCTCTTACAGAAAAGTTTAACCAAGTAATAGCTTACGAACCTCTTGAGCAAGTATATTCGTGCTTAGAAAGAAATGTAAGTGGACTGCCTGTACAAATTCATAAACACGCATTAGGCAGTGTTAATGATGTAGTTGAAATGGTATTTGACGAAGAAAACACAGGCGGCAGTTTTGTTAGTGAAATTGGCACCGGTAGTATTCAAATTAAAAGATTAGATGATTTAAATTTACCAAAGTTTGGATTATTAAAAATTGATTGTGAAAGACATGAATTAGAAGTGTTAAAAGGCGCAATGGATACTATCCTTAGATACAAACCAATTATAGTATGTGAACAGCAAGCTGACACAGATCAATGTGCAGGTATGTATTTGAAATCTTTTGGCGCCAGAGAAATAACAAACGTAAGGAAAGACTATATCTTTGGATGGTAAAATTTTATTAACTGGTTCACACGGATTTATTGGCAGTCATTACTACAAACATTTACAAAAACAAAATGCATATGTAGTACCTTACGATAAAAAAATCCGCGGTGAAGATTTATCAGATAAAAATACTACACAATTATTACCTGACTATGATATTGTAGTACACCTTGCTGCAACTAATGGCACTAAATTATTTTATGAACAGCCAACTGATGTACTAATAAATAATACACTACCAACAATAAATTTAATTGAACGTTATAAAAATACCAATACTAAATTTGTTTTTGCTAGTACTTGTGAAATATTTAATGGAGCAATTGATGCAGGTTATTACCATGTGCCAACTGATGAGCAAGTACCGGTTGTGTTTAACGACATTACGAATCCAAGATGGAGTTATAGCATTCCGAAAGCTCTAGGTGAAAACCTAGTAGCAAACAGCGGATTAGATTATTTAATTATTAGATATTTTAATGTTTATGGTCCAGGACAAGTAGATCATTTCGTCAACGAATTTGTAGAACGCTGTAAACGTGGCGAGTATTATATTAAAGGCGATGATACTAGAAGTTTTTGTTATATAGATGATGCAGTGCAAATGACTGACATTCTTATCAAAAAATCTTGTAGTAACATAGTGCATGTTGGAAATGACAACGAAGTAAAGATAAGCGTAGTAGCAAAACTTATTATGGGCTTTATGGGTATAAATCCTGACAAGTTACAAATACTACCAGGTCCAGAAGGCAGTGCAAAACGTAGATGTCCTGATACAACACTAGTACAAATGCTAACAGGATTTACTAATTATACTCCTTTAGACGTTGGACTTAAAAAAACAATAGAAAGTTTATTATGATTATAGGTGTAGTAGGTATAGGTGTTGTTGGAAAAGCAAATGTTAACGGCTTTAAAAGGTTAGGACACACCGTACTTGAGCACGATGTCAAATATAATACAGCTTTAAGAGATGTGTTGACTGCAGAAATTATTTTTATTTGCACTCCTGAAGACCAAGTTAATAATGTTGTAAAAGATATTAGCCTGTATGATTATAAAGGAGTAGTAGCAATTCGAAGCACAACTACTCCGGGTACTACAGATGAACTAATAAAAAAACATAACATAGATATTTGTTTTGTACCTGAATTTCTTAGACAAAATTATGCTGACAAAGATTTTGAACAATGTGATTTATTAGCTATTGGTACAAATAATTTAAAAATAGGACGTAAAGTAAGAAACGCTTTTGGTAAGTTACCTAAAAATGTAGATTATATGATGCCAGCAGAAGCAGAAATATTGAAATTATATAATAACTCTTATGCAGCACTTAGAGTTGTGTTTGCTAATATTATGTACGATATTGCCAACAAATATGATGCAGATTATAGTGTTATAAAAAATGCGTATAAAAAAACAAATAAAACAAGTGGAAATTATTTAGATGTAAATAAAAATTTACGTGGTTATAGCGGTGCCTGTTTACCTAAAGACACTTTAGCTCTTTCTAAATTAATTAATGATCTTAAATTAGATTACACACTTGTACAATCGATTCATAACGATAATTTAAAATTACCAAAAAATAAAACTTAGTAAAGTACGCATATAAATACTACATGAAAGTAGTACTAGTTACAGGTGG